AAGAAGACCATGTCAGCAACCTGCAAGCCGGACATTTCGCCTCTCGCCGCTTTTGGGCTACACGATGGGATCAGGATAACGTCCGCACACAGTGCGTTTCCTGCAACATTTACCGAGCAGGAGAACAATGGCTTTTTGGATGCGCTCTCGAACGTGAGCAGCCAGGAAGAGCTCATCAGGTTATGCAACGAGCGCAGCAGCACCGAGCGTACAAGGTGGCAGAGCTGGTGGAGCTTGCATCGCTCTACAAAAAAGCTGCTCTACTTCACGCCAGTATCAAGCGAGTGGTACATCAGGCCGGAGGACGAGATGCAGCTCCAGGAGTTGAGGAGTGAACGGCTGCGCATCCTGCACTGGTTGGCGGACAACAAAGCCTGCGGCAACACGTGGGAGTGGGCAGCGAACGTCAACCGCCTCGACCGCATCAAAGCCAAGCTCTACCAAATGACCGGTCACCCACCATTCAGAACATAACCATGCTCGACATCCCCTCCTACTTCATCCAGCTATGAACCACAACGGCCACCACTTCGAGCACCCCAAAGACAGAGATAGGCCGCAAGCGCGCACCACCGTCATCTATACCAACTGGAGGCGGTCGTCGCAGCTGCAGAAGATTACTGAGGACTGCTCACGCCAAAGCGCCAACCCCGACATCCTCGTGGTCGACAACGCCTCCGACAGCCGACACCGCTACGAAGGCATAGCACACCGCATCGTGCGCTACACCAACGAGCGCAAGTGCTGGCAGCGGTGGATGGAAATCCACTACACCAACACCGAGTACATCCTCATCATGGACGATGACCTGACGTTCGTAGACCAGGACGTCATCGCCGACTGCGAGCAGTACATGGACGAGAACCCTGGCGTGCAGGCTATCGGCATCAACGGCGTCAACCTGCTGCCTGGCCGATCGTACTGGCGCAGCATGCACCACCCAGCCAGCCACACAGACACCAAGACCGACATAATCAAAGGCCGCTTCTTCTTCCTGCGACCCGAGCACATCAGCCTCATGCCACGTGCCCTGGACGATTACAACGACACCTGCGACGACATATGCGTCAGCGCCATGCTCGAGAACAAGGTGATACCTGCCATGCTCATGAGCCGCATCACCAACCTCAAGGAAGGACTCGAAGCCCTGCACGCCTCGCAAGACCAACGGCGCAAGCGCGACGCAGCCGCGGCCCACTACTTCTCCCATGCCTAACGTCCCCGACGGCAAGCCACCCAAGTGGCACGCCAAGATACCCGGCGCCGAGCACGTCGAGTGGCAGTACAAGACCTGGAAGTGGGTGAAGTACCGCTTGTGGTTCCTCAAGATGAACCCGCTGTGTGCTGTGTGCGAGCGGCCGGCCACAGTCGTCGACCACATCATCCCGGCCAAGTCAAAGCCCCAGTGGTTCTGGCGTGTTTCCAATCACCAGCCGCTGTGCGAGGTGTGCCACAACAAGAAGCGCGCAACGAGCGACAAGGAATAATACTACTGAACACTTCTAATTAAATGCAAGTACTAAAGGCCTTCCAATATAGGTTTTTTCAGGGGGTAGGGGGGTCCCCTAGTGTTTACGCGCTTCTACTTTGAGCGCGCAGTTGATTGTGCTTCGATGGTATTGATAACCTTTTGGGATAAATAGAAAACATCAAGAAATAAAGTAATGGAAATGCACCCCGACATCCGCGAGCGTTACGACCAGTTGTGTGCTGACTATCAGCGCCGCGGCATCATCACGCCAGGCATCCGCTCGCTCATCTACACGCTCGCCTGCGTGGAGGTGGAGGAGGAGATGCTCCAGTCGTTCATCAGCAAGTACGGCACCACCTACACCGTGACCGGCAAGAGCGGCGACCAGTACATGAGGAGCAGGCCGGAGTGGCAGCAGCTGCGCGACAACCGTCAGCGGAAGACCTCCATCGTGCGGTCGTTAGAAGGCAGCATGAACCAGGAGATGGAAGAGGATGAGCTCGACAAGTTCCTCAGCTGACCCCGGCTACTGGTACGACGCCGAGGCGGCCGACCGGGTGGTGAACTTCATCGAGCAGTTCTGCTCGCACGTGAAGGGCCACCAGGGGCCGTTCCTGCTCGAGGACTGGCAGAAGGACGACATCATCCGTCCGCTGTTCGGGTGGAAGCGTGCCGACGGCATGCGCAAGTACCGCACCTGCTACATCGAGATCCCGCGGAAGAACGGCAAGTCGAACCTGACCGCCGCCATCGCCCTCTACCTGCTGGTGGCGGAGCAGGAGGCCGGGGCCGAAATCATCAGCGCGGCCGGCGACCGCAACCAGGCGCGCATCGTCTTCGACATCGCCGCGGCCATGGTCGGGCAAAACAAGAGCCTCGCTTCACGCTGCAAGACGCTGCAGCACGCCATCTACTACAAGAACTCGTTCTACAAATCCATCAGCGCCGAGGCCCGGACGAAGCACGGCTTCAACTGTTCGGCCGTCCTCTTCGACGAGCTGCACACGCAGAAGGACCGTGAGCTATACGACGTCCTCACCACGTCGGTGGCAGCACGCCAGCAGCCGCTCATCATCATGCTCACAACGGCAGGCTACGACACCAACTCCATCTGTTACGAGGTGCACGACTACGCCGAGCGCGTCCTCAACGGCGAGGTAGACGACCCGACGTTCCTGCCGGTGCTGTACCGCGCCGCCAAGGAGGACGACTGGACCCAGGAGGCGACGTGGAAGAAGGCCAACCCCGGCTACGGCGCCATCTGCCGGAAGGAGTATTTCGAGCAGGAGGTCGCCAAGTGCAAGGCAAACCCCGCGGTGCTTAACACGTTCCTGCGCCTGCACCTCAACATCTGGACCGGCAGCGACGTCGCGTGGATCACGGACCACGAGTTCATGCGCGGAGCGCGGCCCCTGCCGGACGACAACTACCTCAAGAAGCTGCCCTGCTGGGGCGGGCTCGACCTGGCCTCCACCCGCGACCTCACCGCGTTTGCTCTGCTCTTTTGGGACGAGGTGGTGCAGGTGCACTACCTCAAGGTGCACCAGTTCGTCAACGAGGAGCGCACCAAGATGCGCAAGAGCGAAGGCGTGGACTACCTGCGCTTCCAGCGCGACGGCGACCTGTCCATCACACCCGGAAACGTCACCGACTTCCGCACCGTTCGCGACCACATCATCCGGGCGGCGGAGACCTACAACATCACAGCCGTCGCGTACGACCGCCGCTTCTCCACGTACATCGTGCCGGAGCTAATCGACGCGGGCATCGACATGCAGCCAATGGGCCAGGGCTTCCTCGACATCAGCATGCCCACCAAGATGTTCGAGATGGAGGTGGTGAAGGGCACAGTCATTCACGGGGGCAACGCCTGCCTGCGCTGGCAGATGGGCTGCGTGAAGCTGGACCGCGACGCCGCCGACAACATCAAGGTCACCAAAGGGCGCACCAAATACGGGCAGATGGTCGACGGGGTGGTAGCTTCCATCATGGCCTTTGGCTGCAAGCTCAACAGCGACGACGATGACGTCATCTACGAGGTGGTGACGCTGTAGGGAATTTTTCCTATAGCGTACCTTCGGCGCAATGTTCGAGAGAATCCTATCCCTCTTCCAGCGGCGTGCTCGCGTTGCCTACACCGGCAACAACGAGTTTTGGAACTCTACGGCCTACACCATGCGCACCCGCTCGGGCGCTATGGTAGGGAAAGAGAACGCCATGACGGTCGCCACCGTGTACGCTTGCGTCCGCGCTATCTCGCAGACGCTGGGCTACATGAACCTCAACGTGCTCGAGCGGATTGACACCGGCCGGCGGTTGGCGTACAACCACCCGGCCCACCAGCTGTGCGCCGTACGGCCGAACGACTACCAGACGCCCTACGAGTTCTGGGAGAGCATCACCGCGATGGCCATGGTCTACGGCCGGGCCTTCGCGCACATCAAGCGCAACACCTTCGACGGCCGGCCGACCGACTTGCACATCCTGCACACGAACGACTGCACCCTGATGAACATGAACGGCATGCTGTTCGTGCGTCACGCGGAGCTGGGCGACCTGCGCTACGAGGACGTGCTGGCCGTGAGCTGCCTCAACGGCAAGTCCCCCATCGAGCTGCACCAGGAGAATATCGGCATCGCCAAGGCGGCCGAGAACTACGGCGCCGACTTCTTTGGCTCCGATGGCTCCATGCTTGGCATCCTGTCCACCGACAACCCCATCAAGAACGAGCAGATGGACGCGGTGCGGCGGTCGTGGCAGACCGGCGGCATCGGCGTCAAGGTGCTGCCGTTTGGCTTCAAGTACCAGCAAATCTCACTGCCTCCCGAGCAGGCGCAGTTCCTACAGACCCGGCGCTACAGCGACGAGACCATTTGCACGATCATGGGCGTCCCGCCGTATATCGTAGGAGTTGCCACGC